GGTATTAACCTGATTAATCAAAATGAAATCTATGTAACCTCTAAGTCTAAGAATCTTATTAAAGAACTACAGGGCTATGTTTGGGATAAAGACAAAGAAGGAAACAATTTACAAAAACCTACAGGCTTACATCCTGATTGTATTGACGCAGCACGATACGCTTTACTAATGCAATTAAAGAATCCTAATAGAGGCAGTTATGCTATACAATAGTTTCTAAAACTTTTTATTTCTACGTTATATAAGTATGAGAAAAGAAGTAATAGTACCTGATTCCCTAAACGAAGTTACACTAGAACAATATCAAAAGTATATTAAGATACAAGATAACAATGAAGATGATACATTCTTAGCTATTAAGATGATTGAAATATTTTGTGGTATTAGAGCTGATTTAATTATGAAAATGAAAGCATCTAGTATTAGAGACATCACAAATGTACTTGCAGAAATGTTTGATCAAAAACCCCCATTAGTAAAAGAATTTAAAATGAATGGGATTGATTATGGTTTTATACCAGACTTAGAAAATATGACATTTGGAGAGTATGTAGATTTAGATACATATATAGGAGATTATGAAAATATGCATAGAGCAATGTCAGTTCTTTATCGTCCAATAGTTCAAAGATATAAAGATAAATATTTAGTAGATGAATACTCAGGAGATGAATCCGATAAAATGAAAGATATGCCAATGGATGCCGTACTTAGTTCGATACTTTTTTTTTATCATTTAGGGATGGACTTATCGAAAACTATGCTGAATTATTTACAAGAGGAGGGGAGCAAGGATTTAGTTCAGCAGCTAACTTTGGAAAAAAATGGGGATGGTATCAATCAATTTTCGGACTCGCTCAAGGAGATATTACAAGATTTAAAAATATCACTAAATTAAATATACACGAGTGTTTATACGCTTTAAGTTTTATGAAAGAAAAGTCAGAGCTAGAAGCTAAACAAATTAAAAGTAAAATGAAAAAATGAGCAATCAAGGAGTAAGAGGATATTATCAAATAACAGAAACAATTAAAAATCAGTTATTAGCTGATGTAAATGTCAACACAGTAACAACAGGCGACATAACAGAAATAGATTTATCTAAACAAACAATATTTCCTTTAAGTCATATTATAATAAACAATGTTACAATACAAGAGCAAGTGCTTCAATTTAACATTAGCGTTTTAGCAATGGACTTAGTAAACCTGAGCAAAGAAGAAACAACAGACATATTTAGAGGAAACAATAATGAGCAAGATGTAATCAATACTCAATTAGCTGTAGTTAATAAATTGATAGGATCATTAAGGCAAGGAACAATTCATTTAGATTTATACCAATTAGCTGGGGATGCTTCTTGTGAGTTCTTTTATGATAGGTTTGAAAATGAAATGGCAGGAGTAACTTGCACCTTTGATGTATTTGTAGCAAATGATATAAACCTATGCGACTAGAGGACACTAATAAAATATTAAACAAGTTTGCTAAGTACGTTGTGCAACAAGCAAAGAGCAATCTTACACGAGAAAAAAAGAATGTTACTAAAGAGCTTTACAACAGTATTGATTACAGAGTAAACCAATTTAAAGACAGTATTGATTTATTGTTTAGTATGGAGGATTACGGCGCTTTTCAAGATTTAGGAGTAAGTGGAACTAAAACTAAATATAACACGCCTTACAAATACACAAACAAGATGCCTCCTCCCTCAGCATTTAGTCAATGGGTAGTACGAAAAGGATTAGAAGGCACTAGAGATAAATCTGGAAAGTTTGTTAACAGAAAGTCTTTACAATATGCAGTAGCAAGAAGCATATTTTTACACGGTATTAAACCAAGTTTCTTTTTTACTAAACCTTTTCAAAGAGCGTTTAAATACATACCAAATGAATTAAGAGATGCTTTTGTTTTTGATATTGAACAAGACAAAAAGTTTTTTCCAGAAAATATGAATAAAAATTAATTATGGCGAATATATTTTTAAGAAGTCCTTACTTTCTATCTATAACCACAGGCTCACATTTGTCGGCTAAGTTACAACTTACTGTTGATGGCACTTTAAGATACACACTAATAAAAAATGCTACATCAAACATAACAGTATTTGAACTATCAAGTCTAGCTAAAGACTATTGGATACAAAGCACGACTACTTTAGACACAGTCGCAATATCTGCAACCTGGTTTGCTTATGATGCTGTTGATGGTGGAGGTAGTCAATTAGCAACAGCTACGGTAACACATACAGGATTTTATGGATATTCATTATTTAGTGGAGGTGTAAATCAAGACATAGATCCAGATGACTACGAATTAACAAATACTGGTAATAGTCAAATAATATACTTACCAGACAACACAGCTTCTTTTGCTTATGATATGAATTCAGGAACTGCAACCAAAGCTACAATAAGCACCTCAGCAACAAGCGTAGCAGCAGCATCAGGAAATTACACTTGGACAATAGAAAGAATATGTAATCCTAAATACACTCCTGTATTAATGACATTTATAAATAGAAATGGAGTACAACAAGAACATTACTTCTTTTTAAAGTCAGTTGAAAGTATGAGTGCTAAATCAGATAATTTTAAAAGAAACATATTTTTATACTCAGGTGCTAGATATACTACTACTGATCACCAGAAACAAACATTTAATAAAAACGGAAATATAAGATATACTCTAAACACCAACTATATGATTGAGGCATACAATGAAGTAATGGAAGATATCTTATTAAGTGAGTATGTATGGATTACTTACGGAGGTGTAACTTATAATCCTGTTGTTGTAACATCAAGCTCTTTAACATTTAAGACATCATTAAACGACAGACTAATCCAATACACACTAGAGTTAGAACAATCAAACGACATTATTAATAACATAGTATAATGAAGCGTGAAGTACAGCTATATATATCGGATACAAGAGTTGACTTATTTAAAGATGAAACAATAAGTTTAACTGATTCTATACAAAATGTAAGAGATATAGGCAAAGTATTTGCAACCTTTACTAAAACATTTACCCTTCCAGCCTCATCAACAAACAATCAACTATTTAAACACTATTATAATTTTAACATAATAAACCCTAGTGAATCAAACTTAGTAAGTGGGTTTGATGCTAGAAAAAAAGTATCTGCATATATAGAAATAAATCAAGCACCATTTAAAAAAGGTAAAATAAAACTAGAGGGAGTTGATATGAAACTTAATCAACCTTATGCTTATAGAGTTACTTTTTTTGGAGACACAATAGACTTAAAGGATATATTAGGTGAGAAAAAACTAGCATCTTTAAATAGCTTGTCAAGTTTAAATAAAGATTATGATGCAGCAACTTTAAAAACATATTTAACAACTAACCCTTCTTCAAGTGACATTATAGTACCATTAATTACTCACACTCAAAGATTATATTATGATTCAGGAGATACAGAACATAATACAGGTAATTTAGCTACATCAGGAAACAAACACGGAGTAAGATTTGACAATTTAAAATACGCTATTAGATTACATAACATAATTGAAGCAATACAAACCGACAATCCTTCTATTACTTTTTCAAGTGATTTCTTTACTGAAACAGGAAACGATCAGTATTCAAAATTGTTTATGTGGTGTCAAAGAAAAAAAGGAAATGTAGAGAGTGGATCGCAAGTAGCAGACTATCCACAAATTGTAACAGGTTGGACTGCTGGAGCTGGTACGGGAGGAAGTCAAATATTAGCAAATCAAAATACGCTAAGAATTACAGAAGATAATCAAAGTTTTGGTACAGCTTTTACTTTAGCACTTAACGAGTCATCTGGTAGTGGTAACTATGACTTACTTATAGAAAGAAATGGTGTTACTGAATATCAAGAAAATGATATAACAGGAAGCACTACAATAAACCTATATAGTTTGAATGGTGGAATTGTAGAGCAAGGAGATTACACGGTAACCGTAACTGTAACGGCTGCTGTTACTTTTACCTCAGTAGTTTGGACTGTAACAAGTCAAGAGCCAGGAGATCCTGCAATTACTGACACTTACAGCACAAGTTTTAATGCAACTACAGATTTTGAGTTTATAGTTCCTCAACAATTACCAGATATGAAACTTATAGATTTTTTAGCTAACATATTTCGTATGTTTAACTTAACTGCTTTTGTAAATGACACGGGAACAATTGTTGTCAAAACATTAGATAGTTATTATTCAGGTGGAACTACATACGACATATCAGAATATGTAGGAATAGATTCAGGACAAGTAAATGTAGCATTACCATTTAAACAAATAGATTTTTTATATGAAGATACCAAGCCTTTTTTCTCCGCTATTCATAATCAATTATTTGGGCAAGAATGGGGGACGATTAAATGGACGCAAAACGATCCTGATTTAGATGGTACTGTTTATAAATTAAAGCTAGGTTTTGAACATATGAAGTTTGAAAGACTTATAAATATTACAGGTAGTGCTAATACAACTATCCAATGGGGATGGAGTGTTGATGACAACCAGGAGTCTTACATTGGTAAGCCTTTATTGTTTTATCCTATATATAACTCAATGAGTGCAAATAACATAAGTTATGTTACAGCAATAGATTCAGATGGTAATTTTACAACTGAGGAAACAATTACAGGAAGTATAAATATTCCTAGTAATTCTGTATCATTAGCATCAGGCACAAGCACAGCAAACATAAACTTTAACAATGAGATTAATGAGTATACAGGTGATGAAACTTTTTACTGGTACATTGTTTCAAAATTATTATTCAAGTTATGTGGCTAATGTTTTTAATAGTCAAAACAGACTAACTAAAATCAAAGCTAAACTTCCATTAAATATTATATTAAATTATTCATTGGCTGATAAATTTAGAATAAACGGAACTGATTATAGAATTAACAGCATTACAACAAACCTATCAACAGGTATGGCAAACTTAGAATTATTATTAGCATTATGATAAGAAACATAATAGAATTATTGCCTTATGCGAAAGGCGAAACAGAAAATATAAGAATAGCTAAAGGCAGATATAAGATGCCAGAAACTATTAAAGAGGGATATAAACAACTAAAACAAGAAATATGGCAAAGAAAGTCTATATAGATTTTGAATTAAGATACAAAGAAGCTGTCAAGAACTTGGATGAAATGCAGAAAGAGTACACCAAGTTAGAAAAAACTGTTGACAAATATGACAAACAAGTAGAAAAGGCAGCAGAAACTCAGAATGAAATGGGTAATGTGCTTGACAAAGTTACAGGGGGTGCAGTAACTAAATTTAAAAACTTAACCAATGGTGTTAAAGCAAGTATAAAAGGTTTTAAAGGATTAAGGGTTGCAATAATATCAACAGGTATTGGTGCTTTAGTTATAGCTTTAGGATCATTAGTTACAATGTTTCAAAACTCTGAAGAAGGGCAAAACAAGTTTGCTAAATTAATGACACAAATTGGTGTGATTACTGGAAATGTAATTGACATTATTAGTGATTTTGGTAAAGTTATGTTTAATGTATTTACAGGAAACTTTAAAGCAGCAGGAGAAGCATTAAACGAAGTTACAGAGGGTATAAAAAACTTTGGTGAAGAAACTAGAAAAGAAATAGCAGTAGCAGGAGAGTTAGCAGACAAACGAGCTAAAGCTGACATACAAGAAAGAAAACTTTTATTAGAAAGAGCTGAGGCAGATAGAAAAGTTGCAGAACTAAGAGAAAAAGCAGCAGACAAAGAAAATGTAAGTGTTGCAGAAAGAATAGAGGCAATTAAAGAAGCTGGTAGAATAGCAGAAGAAATAACACAAAAAGAAATAGCAACCGCTAGACTTAGATTTGAGGCTAAGGAAGCTGAAAACAAATTATCACAATCAACTAAAGAAGATTTAGATGAACAAGCACAATTACAAGCAAGATTAATAGAATTAGAAACTGCTAGATTAAGAAAACAAAAAGCCTTAACTGCTGAAATTACAACTGCTTTAAGAGAAGCAGAAGCTGAGAGAAATGCAATACTATCTGAGCAAAAAGCAAAAGAGGCAGAGGAAGAAAAAGAAAGAAAAGAAAAACAAGCTGCAGATGATGCTGCAGAAATAGAAAGATTAAAGCTTTTAGCAGAAGAAAAGAAAAAAATAAGAGAACAAGAATTAGCTAATGAAAAAGCAATAGCAGACGCAGAGTTAACTATAAAAAATGCTGCCTTAAATTCAGCGACAGTAGGATTTCAAATATTAGCTGGATTTGATAAAAAGAATAAAAAATTACAAGCTGCTATGCTTATAGCAACTAACGCTGTTGGTATTGCACAAAATATTATAAACACAAACGCTGCAAATGCAAGACTAACTTTAGAAGCTGGAATAGCAGCACCAGCATTAATTCTAGCCAATAAAATAAGAATGTTTACAGGCATAGCTGCTTCTGTAGCTGCAACTGCACAAGGACTATCAGCATTAAAAGAGGGTGGCAATCCTAATTCTGTAACTCCAAGAGGATCTGCTGGGGGAGCAATAGAATCACAAGCCCCTGCATTTAATGTAGTTGGAGCAAGTGCTACTAATCAGTTAGCAAGTGTAATTGGTGAACAACAACAACAACCAGTACAAGCGTTTGTAGTTTCTAATGATGTAACAACAGCACAAGAACTTGATAGAAATATTATTGAGGGTGCAACAATAGGATAAACAAAATAATAAATTAATTCGTTATAATAATATGAAGATTATAGAACTTATTTTAGGAGATGGTATATTTTCAGGAATTGAAGCTATTTCATTAGTGGAATCTCCAGCAATCGAAGAAGATTTTATTGCTTTAAAATCACAAGAGGTAAAGCTAGCTGAAGTATCAAGCGATAAGCGTATCTTAATGGGTGCGTTGCTAGTTCCAAACAAACCAATCTACAGACAAAACAAAGAAGAAGATTATTATATATATTTCTCTAAAAAAACAATAGAAAAAGCATCTCAGTTGTATTTAATGAATGGAAATCAAAACAATGCAACACTAGAACACCTACACAAACTAAAAGGATTAACTCTAGTTGAATCTTGGTTAGTAGAGGACGAAGTACACGACAAATCTAGAAAGTATGGTTTAAATGTGCCTGTAGGTACTTGGATGGGTGCAGTTAAGGTAAACTCTGATGAGGTTTGGGATGAATATGTAAAAACAGGAAAAGTTAAAGGATTTAGTATAGAAGGATACTTTGCTGACAAGGCAGAACGTCCAAAAGAAGCAATAAACGATTTTGAAATTGAAGCAGAACAACAACTATCAACTATAAGATCAATTATTAGAAATGGCGAGAAACGTAGTTAAAGCATATATTAAACCAAAAAGAAAATCGCATCCACATAGCAAGAATGCGAGTAAAGGAAAAACAGGATATATAAAAAAATATAGAGGACAAGGTAGATGAGAAAATTTAGAACACCAAGTAAAACAAGTCCGAAAGGTAGTCGTAGAGGTTGCCTTTGTGCAGATAGGGATGAATACTCAATAGAATGCTGCAAAGGGGATATGATTAATCAAGGAATAGGTAACATAACAAAAACAACATAATCAAAAATACAAATAATAATTAATAATCGTTATAGTAATATGAAAGCAACAGAAATCTTAAAAAATATCAAAACTTTCTTAGGAGAAGAAACTCTAGAGGAAGTAAAAGTAGAGTTAGCACAAGCTAAACTTGAAAACGGAACATTAGTAGAATCAGAATCATTTAAAGCAGGAGACGAAATCTTTATCATTACAGACGATGAGAAAGTAGCAATGCCTGTTGGCGAATATGTAATGGAAGATGGTAAACTTCTTGTAGTTGAAGAAGAAGGAATCATTGCAGATTACAGAGTTGTTTCTGATGACGTACCACAAAAAGAAGATGAACTAGCAGAAGAAGAGTCAGTAGATGACGGAAAAGAAGCTGCAGTTGATGACTGGGCAGGTATGGAAAAAAGAATTAAAAATCTTGAAGATGCTATTGCAGATTTAAAATCTAAAATGGGAGAAAAAGAAGATTTTGAAAAAGTTGAGGATAAGGTAAAGCAAGAGTTGTCAGAAACTCCAGCAGCAGAGCCTATTTCTCACAATCCAGAAATGGAAGATAAAAAAATCAATCTAAAGTATGCACAAAACAGAAAGCAAACTTCTTTAGATCGTGTATTAAGTAAAATGTATAATAATTAAAAATAATTAAAAATGGCAAATCCAACTTATACTGCTGGAACTTACGCTGGTGAGTTTAGTGGTAAAATCTTAGGGGCAGCGTTGCTTAGTGCATCAACTTTAGATGCTGGTGCGGTAACAATTATGCCTAATGTAAAGTACAAATCTGTATTACAGGTAGGTGCTTGGGCAAATGTAGTAAAAGGAGCATCGTGTGATTTTGATGCAACAACGACTTCACTTACTCTAACAGAAAAAGTATTAGAAACAAAAGAATTACAAGCTAACGCTCAACTTTGTAAAAAAGAATTGAGAGACGAATGGCAAGCAATTGAAATGGGCTTTTCAGCTTATGCTGATATTCCTCGTTCTTTCGAGGAGTATGTAATTTCAAGAGTTGCTGCTCAAGTAGCAGATGCTTTAGAAACTTCTATCTGGGCTGGTGCTTCAGGTGCTGATGACTTTGATGGTTTTCAAGCTCTTGCTCTTGCAGATGGAGACGTAGTAGATGTAACAGCAGTAGCTGTTGATTCTGCAAATGTAATTGCACAAATGGGAGCTGTAGTAGATGCTGCTAATAAAGCAACACTACAGAAATCAGACTTAACTCTTTATGTATCAACAAATGTAGCTAGAGCTTATATTAGAGCTTTAGGTGGTTTTGGAACTTCAGGCTTAGGTGCTGCGGGTATCAACAATCAAGGTACTTCTTGGTATTCTAACGGGGCGCAATTAACTTTTGAAGGTATTCCGGTATTTGTAGCTAATGGAATGGGTAACAACAAAATGATTCTTACTTATAAGAGTAATCTTTTCTTTGGAACTGGTTTAACGGCAGATATTAATGAAGTAAGATTCATTGATATGGCTGACAAAGACGGATCTCAGAATGTAAGAGTAATTATGAGATATACTGCAGGATGTCAAATCGGAATAGGAGCAGATATTGTTTACTATTCTTAATAACTAATCTAAGAGGGGAGGTTAATTCCTCCCTTTTTATAATAACTATATAATATGGCTTGTTTATTAACTAAAGGTAGAAAGGTACCTTGTAAATCAGGAGTAGGTGGCTTAAAGTCAGTTTACTTTGCAGATTTCGATACTTTAGGCGCAATTACTATTACAGATTTTGAAATAGCATCTATTGCAGGTAGCCCTACTTTATATCAGTTTGATCTCAAAGGTAATTCAACAATGGAAACTACTGTAACAAGTTCTAGAGATAATGGTACTACATTTTATGAAAGTACTTTAACTTTAAACTTTACATTCCAAGACAGACATACTCAAGAAGAAATAAGACTTCTTGCTATTGCTCGTCCACATATTTGGGTTGAGGCTTATAGTGGCGAAGCAGGTAGCTCTTACTATTTAATGGGTAAAGTTAATGGTTGTGAACTAACGACTGGAACTTTTTCTAATGGAGCAGCAATGGGCGACTTAAATGGTTACTCATTAACGTTTGTTGCACAAGAAATGGCAGCTCCAGACTTTACAGTTTCAACAGTTGTTACTGGTGCTACTCAAGGCTCACAAATAACTCCTAACTAATAGGATTTAACTTTGTTATCAAAAAAAATTAAGGGGTATGTAAATCGTATCCCTTTTTTTTATATCTTTATTAGAACTTTATCAGTTTTCATAATAGAGTAAATTTTTTGTTTAGTAAGAAGGGTGGTTTAATTACCACCTTTTTTTATGTACAAAATTTAAAGATAGTGCGTTATATAAGTATGATACACTTGACTACAACGGCATCAGCACAAACGATTAATATAATTCCTCGAAATTATGGAGGAACTGTTAGTATGATAGTAAAAGACGACTCAACAAACACCTCAACAACTTATTCAAGTATTACAACAACAACCGATAAAAACTATCTAGTAATATCTAAAGCACTTAGCCCAGTATTAGTAGAGGGAAGATTTTACGACTTAACAGTCAAAGAGGGAACAAGTGTTATTTATAAAGACAAGATTTTCTGTACAGATCAAACAATTAATCAAACAAACAATGATTATTACTCAGTTAACGAGGGAGCTTATACAGTTCCAACAGGTACAGATGCTTACGATAATGATTATATTATAATATGAAAAATAAGACACAATTAAGTATTGTTAATTTAAGTACCTATACATCTCCACAAGTAAAAGAGAAAGCTGGTACTGATTGGATAGAGTTTGGCTCAGACAATAACTATTTCCAATACCTAATAGACAGATATAATGGCTCACCGACAAATATGGCTATTATTAATGGTATTTCAGAAATGATTTACGGTAAAGGCTTAGATGCTACAGATTCACATAGGCGCCCAGAGCAATACGCTATGATGATTACATTATTTAAAGATGAGGTAGTAAGAAGATTATGTTCGGATTTAAAATTAATGGGACAATGTGCAATACAAGTTATTTATTCTAAAGACAGATCAAGAATTGTAAAGCTAGAACATATACCTGTTGAAACACTAAGAGCTGAGAAATGCAATGAGAAAGGAGAAATACCAGCTTATTTTTATTTTAATGATTGGAGTAAATACAAACGAAGCAAAAAACTAAGAAGAATACCTGCATTTGGAATGTCAAACGAAGGGCTAGAGATACTTTATGTTAAGCCTTATAGAGCAGGATACAAATACTATAGTCCACCAGATTACGAAGGAGGAACTCAATATTGTGAGCTTGAACAAGAAATCTCAAACTATCACTTAAACAACATTCTTAATGGACTTGCTCCTAGTATGTTAATTAATATGAATAACGGAACTCCATCGCCTGAAGAAAGAGAGATGATAGAGCAAAGAATATACCAAAAGTTTTCTGGCAGTTCTAATGCTGGAAAGTTTATTTTAGCTTTTAATGATGATGCAAGTACCGCTGCAACTATTGATCCTATTCAATTAAGTGATGCTCATAATCAATATCAGTTTTTAAGTGATGAAAGTTCTAAAAAGATTATGGTTGCTCATAGAGTTGTTTCTCCTATGTTATTAGGTGTAAAAGACAATTCAGGATTTGGTAGTAATGCAGACGAATTAAAAACAGCAAGTATCTTAATGGACAATATGGTAATACGTCCCTTTCAAACGCTTTTAATTAACGCCTTTGATAAAATCCTTGCTTATAATGATATTGCTTTGCATTTATACTTTAAAACGCTTCAACCACTTGAATTTACAGACTTAACTAATGTTATGGATGCAGAAACAAGAGAAGAAGAAACAGGAGTCAAATTAAAAAAGATAGATGGACAAGAAGTATATTCTACTAAAGAAGAAGCGATTGAAAAAGCTAAAGAGTTAGATTGTGAAGGATATCACGAACACGAAGAAAATGGGATGACTTGGTTTATGCCGTGTAAAGATCATAAAGAAGCTACAGAGCTTGACAAGTTTATAAACTTAGGAGAAAACGAAGAGGACATATTAAAAGAATATGACTTAATAGATGAACACGAGGTTGACTATGATTTAGACGATGAATTAAACGAAAACATTAATCAACTAAACAACGAAGTAAAACTAGCAAGAGTCGGTAAAGCAACACCTTATAAAGAAAGCGAGCAAGATGGAAAGAGTAAAAAGAAAGAAGATATTACATATTTAGTTAGATATACATACACTAAAGCACCAGGCAAAGCGGATTCATCAAGAGAGTTCTGTAAGAAAATGATGGCAGCTAATAAAGTTTATCGTAAAGAGGATATTATAGCTATGACTGATAAAGCAGTTAATCCTGGCTTTGGAAAAGGTGGTGCAGCAACATATTCGATCTGGCTGTACAAAGGCGGGGCTCGATGTTTTCATCGCTTCACTAGAAAGATATATGCTAGAAAAGATGGAGAAAGAAGTCTAGGTAGTACAGTAAGCACAAACAAAGCTATAAGCGATGGTTTTAAGCCTAAAACAAATCCTAAAAAAGTTGCTATAGCTCCTAGAAATATGCAATATGAGGGATATACTGCTGCGTATTGGAATAAGATGGGATTCACTTATGATAATTTAAAGAGGTAATTATGGCAACAGTATTATTTATAACAAGAACGGACTTAGTAAAAAACTCTATCATAGATGGTAATGTTGATACTGATAAATTTATTCAATTTGTGAAGGTAGCGCAAGAGATTGAAATACAAAATTACCTAGGAACTAAGTTATATGATAAGATAGGTGCTGATATTTCTGGCTCTGGTTTAGCAGGAAACTATCTAACATTAGTAAACGAATATGTTCAGCCAATGTTAATATGGTACGCACAAGCAGAGTATATACCTTACGCAGCTTATCAAATAAAAAATGGAGGAATGTTTTAAACACACTTCAGAAAATGCTGAAACAGTAAGCAAAACTGAAGTAGATTTTATAGTACAGAAAGCGAGAAATACCGCAGAGTATTATACAAACAGATTTTTAGATTATATGGGAAGTAATAGTAATTTATTTCCTGAATATAGTCAAAACATAGGAGGCGATGTATATCCAGATTCAGATGCTACCTTTAATGGTTGGGTGTTGTGATATACAAACCGAAAAGTAAAAATATAGTTAAACTTAAAAAGTTTTTAAATATGAATTGGGTACAAACAAATACAGGAAATATAACTGTAGAATATAAAACAAGTAAGTAATGAGCTGGGGAAAAATATATGATAGTACTTGGTGGGGTGATGGCGTTTGTGATAATGATATTGATTGGGGACAAATATATAAAGCTCTAGTTGATTGTACACCTACTCCATTATTTGAGATATTAGCAGAAAATGGTGATTATTTAATTACTGAAAGCGCAACACTAACATATATAGTAACAGAATAAAACAAAAAAAATGGCAAATAAAAAATTTAGTGATTTTACATCCAAAACTAGTCCATCAGATGTAAGTTTCGTAGTAGGATATGATGGATCAGATAATGTAAGAATTTCAATAGCAAATATGAACTCTGCATATCTTCCTTTGGCAGGAGGTACTATGACTGGTAATTTAGATGTAACAGATGCAGCCAAAATAAGACTTGGAACTGGCAATGATATGGAAATATTTCATAATGGGAGTCAAGCGTATATTGAAAGTTACACAGGAGAGTTTAATATTACCCAACACGCTAACGATGGCATAATGAGATTTAAATGTGATGATGGTACTGGTGGAACATCTACATATATACAATTAGATGGAAGTGCAGAAAAAATTTCTGTTTCTGCATCAAATGGTATGCAATTTGACGACAATACTAGAATTAAAATTGGAAGTGGGACAGGAGGAGATTTAAGAATCTATCACGATGGAACAGATTCATCTATTGTAAACACAACAGGACATCTCTTCATTACTAATGAATCAGATGATAAGGATATAATTTTTACGACAGATGATGGAGCAGGTGGATTAGCTACATATATGAAGATTGATGGAGCTGAAGAACAAGTTAGATTTTTTAAAAACACTGAACACGGCGATTCAATTTCAGCTAGATTTGGTGATAGTGGAGACTTAAAAATCTATCACAATGGCGCAAATTCTTATATAGAAGATACAGGAACAGGTGATTTTTATTTACAAACAAATGGAGCTAATATTTTTTTAAGAAATGGAACAACTGGAAATAGTTTTATTTCTATGAATACAGGCAACGATGATGTTTCGCTAAAATATGGTGGTAGTGAAAAACTAGCAACTACAAGCACAGGTGTTTCAGTAACAGGTAATGCTAACTTCGCTGATGATGGTAAGGCTATATTTGGCTCTCCTGGAAATGACTTAGAGATTTATCACGATGCTTCAAATTCTTATGTTAAAGATTCAGGAACTGGTAGTTTATTTGTTCAGGGATCAAATGTATATATACAATCATCTGTAAGTAAAACGGCAATACTTTGTAATGATAGTGATTCAGTTGATTTATATTTTAACGCAGCTAAAAAGTTTGAAACTACAAGTACTGGGGTTAGTGTAACAGGTAATGCTAACTTCGCTGATGATGGTAAGGCTATATTTGGTGCTGGAGGCGACTTTGAAATATATCACGATGGTAGTAATTCTTACATAAAAGATTCAGGTACAGGTAATTTAAGAATTAGTGGTACAGAAGTAGATATATTAAACCCAGATTCAAATGAATTTAAAGCACGATTTAAAACAGATGGCTCTGTTGAACTCTATCACGATAATAGTAAAAAGTTTGAAACAACAACAAATGGAGTAACAGTTACAGGTTCTTTTACTACAACAGGCAATATAAATTCAGGTGGGCACGTTTATGTTACTGATGGAAATAAATTTATAGCAGGTAGTGGGGAAGACTTACAAATATATCACGATGGTTCAAATAGTTATATAAAAGATAATGGCACAGGCAGTTTATTTCTTCAAGGTTCAAATGTATATATTCAATCAAGTGTAAGTAAAACTGCTATACTTTGTCAAGATAGTGCTTCAGTTGATTTGTATTACGATGCAAGTAAGAAATTTGAAACTACAAGTGCAGGAGTTAGTGTTACAGGAGTTACAGATACAGATGGCATAACTTCGTCAGCAGAAATTGATATAGATTTAGCAAGTGAGGGTAAATATTTTGAGGGTGGAAGTGGAAGTACAAGAAGATTATCTATAACAACTGGAACAAACACTTCAGCACACGCTTTACATACTTTCAATATAGCTTCTACTAATGGTAAATATAAATTTGATATTGATGGAACAGAGGAGTTTTCTGTAGATGCAAGTAATGCTAGTTTAGGGGGAAATTTAACAATAGCAGGAGATTTAACAGTTAATGGTACAACTACAACTGTGAATACATCAACACTTGCAGTCGAAGACCCTCTTATATCTATGGCTAAAGACAATTCAGCTAATTCAGTTGATATTGGTTTCTATGGTAGGTACAATGATGGCTCAAATAGATATTTAGGACTATTTGCAGATGCTTCAGATTCTAATACATTTAATTTATTTAAAGGAACAACAACAGAGCCAACAACAACAGTAGATAAAACTGCAACAGGATTTGATTATGCTAATTTAATTTTAGGAAATGCTTATATAAGTCAATATTTATATCACTTTGGAGATGGAGATACTTATTTAGAATTTGCAGGTGCTAATAATATAAAATTAGTTGCAGGTGGTAAACAATTTTTACACGCCCACGATAATGGAAGTTTATATTTATCCTCTAATAATTCAACTGCTATCACTTTAGATACATCTCAAAATGCACAATTTGCAAATGCTGTATTAATAGCTGATGATAAAAAAATAGAATTTGGTGGTAGTGGAGATTTAAAAATTTATCATACAGCAGGTAGCGATTCATACATAGAAACGACAACAGAAAATTTGGTAATACAAAATACTGCTGATGATGGAGATATTATATTTAAAACAGATGATGGCACAGGTGGTGTAACAGAATACTTAAAATTTGATGGTGGAGATACAAGAATAAAAATTCCTGATAGTATTCTTATGACATTTGGTGCAGGTGGAGATTTACAACTAAGCCACGATGCTACAAATTCACTTATTAGAAATTATACAGGAGATTTATTTATAGATAATTATCACGATGATGGGGATATAAAATTTAGAAGTGATGATGGTACTGGTTCAGTTACAGAATATTTTAGAGTTGATGGTGGTGCTGTAAAAGTAATAGTTTCTAAAAACTTTGCATTTACAGATAATGTAAAAGCTGAATTTGGAGATTCAGGAGATTTAGAGATTTACCACGATTCTTCCAATTCTTATATTGATGAAGCAGGAACTGGTAATTTATATATTCGTTCAGATGAAAGTATTTTTATACGCTCAAGAACAGGAAACCAACCTTTTATTAATTGTACAAAAGGAGCAGAGGTTTCGCTCTATTATAATGATTCCGAAAAATTCCAAACTACCAATACTGGAGCAACTTTATTAGGGGCANTNNNNATTACAGGAGATGGCTCNAATGCNGCAACCTNAACAGAAANNNNAGCAGGTATTTTAACAATAGCNTCAGTTGATGATTTAACTTTAGATTCAGGAAGTGATATAAGTTTAGATGCAGGNGGAAANGATATAAGATTAAAAGTTAATGGAGTTGAATACGCTAAATTTAAAGATGATTCTGATGATTTAGCAATATTTTCATCAATACAAGACAAAGATATTTTATTCAAAGGTAATGATGGTGGCTCAGTTATAACTGCTTTAACCTTAGATATGTCAAATGGTGGCTCAGCTACATTTAGTGATGATATTGATTTAGGTGGAAATATCAATATGACTGGAACAAGTAAAAAAATTAACATTTCTGGTTTAGCAGATAATCAAACCTTTTTACAAGTTACACAAGTAGGAAATGAAACTTGGGAATTTAAAGGCGAATCAATAGGTGGTGGCACAGCAGATTATATTACAATAGGAACTTCTGCTGGAAAAGTTGCCTTTCACGAAAGTGGAGGAGCAATTTTTGGAGGAGATACATCAATTAATAGAGGAAATCAAACTTCAGGAGAATTGTTATTAGGAGGTACTACTGATGGTGGTTTTGTAGATTTTGATTCTACTAATTTACAGCTTAACACACAAAGAGATCCAAACACAGGAACTTTTGTTAATACAGGAAAATCACACGCACATATAGGATTACAGGGTGCAAATGGTGGATCAAAAATAATTTTTGGAACTGCTGCTGCAAATAATACAACAGCTACTACAAGAATGACTATTGGGAAAGATGGAAATGTTGGAGTTGGTGTAGTTCCTCAAGATTTAATTGCAGGGAATATACAATTAGATGTTGGAACTCAGGGATGTGGAATTACATCAAGACAAAATTATGAAACTAATATAACTGCTAATGCTTATTATGGCACTTATGCTACAACAAATAANCCTGCCACAAGATTAACATTAACAAATAGTGGAGAATTTCATTTTGGAGTTGATAATGGAGCAACAAGAACAGCAGGACAAGCAATTACTTTTGTTAGGGCATTTACCATATTAAATGATGGAAATATTAGTGTTGGAAGTACAGCTATTAATGGCACATTTGGTGCAAGTAATACAATACTTTCAGTTAAAGGAAAAACATCAGGTGGCGAGGGTATTTTACAAGTAACAGGATTAGGTAATAGTTCAGGTGATAACACAGGTAGGGTGTCATTTCATAGTTATGCTGAAGCAGATGAAATGGCTTCTATTAGGGCAGTTAGAGGAAGTGCAGATGATGTTGCAGATTTAGAATTTTTTACAAACTCAGGTGGTGGAGCTCCATCTAAAAGGATGACAATTACAGATACAGGAGATATTTTATTTAGAGCAACATCAATTCCAAGTGCATCTCATTTGTTAGGAAGTGGGTTTAAAAATGATTCAAAAGGAAGAGCAACTTTAGTACAGGCTTCAGATAATAATAATTTAACTGATTTACAAGAATATTTTAACACAGATGGTGCTGTTGGTAAAATACAAACTAATGGAACTGCAACTTTATTTACAACAAGTTCTGATTATAGATTAAAAGAAGATTTGCAAGAATTTAATGGTTTAGAAAAAGTTTCTAATATTAAAGTTTATGACTTTAAATGGAAAACAAATGGCAGAAGAAGTTTTGGAGTTATGGCTCACGAACTGCAAGAAATTTTACCTCAAGCAGTAGGTGGAGAAAAAGATGCTATTAAAGAAAATGGAGAAATTAATACACAAACAGTTGATTATTCTAAAATAGTTCCTGTATTAGTTAAGTCAATACAAGAATTACAAGAAGAAGTGAACGAACTAAAACAACAATGTAAATGTAAATAACTATATTTGAATATTATTAATTAAATTTTTAAAAATGAGTAAAATATCAAAAGAAGAACTAAAAGAATTACAAGACCAAGAACAAAAGAAAAGTGCAATTAAACACGATCTTGGAGTTTTAGAAACACAAAAACATAGTTTGTTGCATATTTGGGCAGACATAGTAAGTCAGCAAGAGGGTGCAAAAAAAGAACTTGAAGAAAAGTATGGTAAAATAAACATAGATTTAAAAGATGGTAGCTACGAAGAAATCAACGAAGAAGAATCAGGAGAAGATAAGTGATAATATAAGCTATAAAGAAGCGACATATTCACAGACTGCTGCGAAACATAAAATTAAGAATGTGCCAACAGAGACACATCTTAAGAGTATGAAAGTAACAGCAGAAAAAGTTTTCCAACCATTACGAGAGTGGTGCGAACACCCTATTCGTAT